CTTCCAGATGAGATATCTTACTTCAGATGACCTGAATACGCATCTGATGACTGAGGAATCTAGTGCCTATGCAGATATCATTGACTATGATCTAACTACGGGTAACTATAATATCCTCAATGATGACCAATACATTTCTCAGTATATCCAGAGGAGCTAATAGGGATGCCATTAGTATCGCAATCAACAGTATCCTATAAGGGTGGCGTATCTCAGCAACCGGATATCATTAGGTTTGCTGATCAGGTAGAGGAGCAGATCAATGGTTTCTCTAGTGAAGTCGATGGCCTGCAAAAGAGACCTCCTACAGTTCACATTAAGAGACTTGGGGACAGAGTAGATCCACTCACTACTAAGTATCATGTCATTAATAGAGACGAGACTGAGCAGTATATCTTAGGTATGTCCAGTGGGTCTCTAAAGGTATGGGATTTTAATGGAACTGAAAAGAAAGTTGTTATTGACAATGATGCTAGTTATCTTAATGTCACGGACGCTAATGATGAATTTAGAGCAGTCACTGTTGCAGACTATACGTTCATTCTGAACCGTAGTAAAACTATTGGTATGTCTAGTGCTACTACCTCTCAAAAGGGTCAGGACACTGCACTAGCGTACATCAAGAATGCCTCCTATGCTAAGACCTATGCTCTCTTTATGGGCAGTACCTTTATGTGTGGTGTCATTACCCCTGATGGTGGTGAAGCTAAGCAGGCTGTACAGACTACCTCTGCGTACATTGCAGAGAAACTTGTAGACTTAGCTACAGGTTCTCAGGGTGCTGATGAAGGAGCAACTACCTATGATTGGCTATTAGGACAGGTTGGCGGCAGAGCCTCTATGGGGTTCGCTAAGAATCCTGAGTTCAACTTCAGTGCTTATAACTTCAAAGTCTTTGGTGATTCCGTAGTTTCCATCCAAGCTAAGACTGACTGGAATATGCCTAATGTTGTTGTTAAGGATGGCTTTGGCAACACTAATGCATATGTCTTGAAGGGTTACGTTAACAGTGTCTCTAAGCTTCCCCCTGCTGCTCCTGATGGTTACATCATGCGCATTAAGGGTGAATCTAACTCGGCTGATGATGACTACTATGTTAAATACAATGAAGGTAAGAATGCGTGGCTAGAGTGTGCCGCACCAAACATTCAGTATCAATTTGATTACTCTAGTATGCCTCATGCTCTCGTAAGAGAATCTGATGGCTCCTTCCACTTCAAAAGACTTACTTGGACTGATAGAGCAGTAGGTGATGAGGACAGCAATCCTGAGCCTAGCTTCGTAGGTGAAACATTGAATGATATGTTCTTCTACAGAAATCGCTTAGGGTTCATCAGTGGTGAAAATGTTATCCTCAGTGCTTCTGCTGATTTCTTTAATTTCTGGTTTAAATCAGCAGCTACTATTGCTGATACTGATCCAATTGACCTTGCTGTATCTTCAAACAAAGTCTGTATTCTAACACATGCAGTACCATTCAGCAGGGAACTAATGTTGTTCTCTAGAGAAGGACAATTCGTTCTCTCTAGTGATGGCGTAATGACCCCTAAGAGTGCTAAGGTTGATCAAATCACTTCCTTTGATTACAGTGATGATGCTCAGCCTTTAGGTGTAGGACAAAGTATTTTCTTTATCTCTAACAGAGTTAACTATTGCTCTCTTATGAGATACTATACGGTACAGGACGTAGCTGATCTTAAGGATGCTGAGGATGTAGCTGCACATGTTCCTACGTATATTCCTAAGGGAATCTTTAGGCTCTCTGGTAATACTGCAGACAATGTAATCACACTGTGTTCACGTACTCATCCTAACACTGTATGGATCTTTAAGTACATCATTCAGAATTCCCAGAGTATGCAGCAGTCATGGTGCAAATGGACGTTCCGATATGAAGGTACTCAGGTCTTACTTGCAGAGTTCGTAGGCTCTGAAATCTACTTCCTTATTAACACTGATGGCGGACTGTTCTTAGAGAAGAGCAGGCTTACAGGTCAGGCAGTAGACTTCTCTGATGAGCCTATAAGATACTTTATGGATCGTAAGGTACGCTATGTCATCCCTGGTACTAATAAGTACAGTGCCTACAATGACTATACCGAGGTCTCCCTAAAGGATGTCTATGGTGCTGTTCCTAAGATTGGCTCAGCTACGTATTGTCTAGTTGGTACTGATGGCTACTATCATCAGGTATCCTCTTGGGATGATAATGGTGTCTTTAAGGTGACTGGGGATCTCAGAGGCATGACTTACTTCGTAGGCAGGCAATATGAATTTGATGTTGTATTGTCTAGACCAACGATTAAGAAAACTACTTCGGACGGTGCTACAATCTCTGAAGATGAAGGCAGATTACAACTGAGATACTATTGGTTTAACTATAGTAACTCTGGTACCTTTGATGTGTCTGTAGACAATGATGTCAAGAATAAGCACTTCAAGTACGCTTGTACATCTAAGGTCTTAAGTGAATCTCCATTAGTCTTAGGATCCTATAGAGTAGCAACAGGTAAGTTTAAGTTCCCTGTGCAGGACAATAGTACTGAGGTTAAGATTACAGTTACTTCAGATAATCCGTTGCCTGTGAACCTTATCTCTGGTGGTTGGGAAGGATATTATATTCGGAGGAATAGTCAGACGTGAGAAAGGGATTAACTCTTAAGAAAGCTATGGTAGGTGCTCTGCCTAGTATGGCGCCTATGGAGCAAGAGATTGGTAAAGGTCTTGTTATGGCTACTCTGTCTCTGCCTGAGGCACCTATTGAAGTAGATCATTTCCTGTGGGCAGGCTGTTACGTTAGAACCATTCTCTTGAGAAAGGGTGAGATTGGAGCAGGTGCTTTCATTAAGATCCCTACAGTAGTTATTGTTAGTGGGGACTGTAAGGTTGTCGTAGGGGATCACCTAGAGGAGATCTCTGGCTATTCTGTATTGAAAGGTATGGATGGCCGTAGGCAGGTCTTTAGTGCCTTTGAGGACACCTACATTACAATGTTCTTTGCTAGTAACGCATCTACTGTAGAGGAAGCAGAGAAAGAGTTTACTGATGAGTGGCAGTTATTAACTAACAATAGAGAGGAACTATGTCAGGAATAGTTGCTGCAGGTGCAGTAATCGGTGCAGTTGCAGGTGGTGGCAGTTCCCTGTGGCAGAAATCAAAGTACAACAGATCTCTCACTAAAGCATTCAAGAAACAGATGTACTATGCTCAGATGAACTACAATTGGAATCAGAGCCAATTGACTAGACAAGAGCAGAGTGCCTATGATAATGCTGTGAGCAACTTATTTCAGTTGTCTTATAACGCCTTGCAGAATAACGCTACAGTTGAAGCTTCTCTAGCTGAGACAGGTTACGAAGGGCGAACTGCAGGACAAATCAAAAGATCAATCTCAGGTGCAGTGTTGCGACAAAAGACTGCTCTTAAGGATGCCTATGAGACTGATGTAACTAACATTAGATCTCAGAAGGATGCTCTCTATGTCCAGATGAAGAATTCTGTAGAGCAGGCTAGAGATCAACTCAAGAGCCAATATAAGGGTGGCATGAGTTACGTTATGGAATTCCTCGATAGTTCCGCTAAAGGTGCAGCTATTGGTGCAGCTACAGCAGGTGCAGGCAGTGCTCTTGCAGGTGCTGCAGGTACCGTAGGTGGTACTGGTGGTACCATTGCGGGTACTGTGGGTGGAGAGACGGTTGTTGCAGGTACCTCTAGTGTTGGGGGTTCTGCGGGTCTCTCTGGTATTGCAGGTGCGAATGTCTTAGGTACATCTACTACAGGTGTTACTACTTCTTCGTCTACTATGGGTACCGGTACTAGCTTCATGAATAACTTTATAGCTAACTACAGTACCCTTAAGACACAAAACCAAGGCATGTTTAACTTCCTTGATTACATGCAGAACTTTACAGGTGCGATGAATCAGGGGTATAACCGTAGAGGTTCCTATGGAGGTTATTACTACTAATGGCTTATAAGAATACAGCAGGTACTACGTCCATTGCTAATGAGATGGGTACTTGGAGATACTTCAATTCTGGCTTAGCTAAGCTCGGGGAATATAAGGGTGCAAACCTTAACATTGATTCTTCTAAAGTTACTGCAGACCTCGAAGGTGACTGGGTGAATGCTTTAGGTCTAGCTTTTAAGCAGGCATCTAAAGACTTCGATCAGTATCAGATTGATGAAGCAAAGCGGCAACAGGTAAAGAAGAAAGAAGTAGAGGACTTAGCTGATAAGTATTTCCAAAGTCATTCTATTGAGCAGTATCAGCAGGATATCAAGAATAATCGTATTCCGTTTCAGGACAATCCATTTGCTATGTCTAGACTTAAGTATCTGCATGGTCGAATGGCATACAACCTGACCTATCAGGACTTTGTTAATGAACAGGTTAATACGAATAAGCTTGCTGGTAAGTCTCAGGTTGAAGTAGATTCAGAGTTCTATCAGTACGCTAAAGAGAGCCAAAAGGATCTTGCTGATTCCTTTGGTTACTCTATGGATGATGAGTTCTTTAAGGAGGGTTTCTTTGAGACTTCTCCTGAGGGTCGTCTAAAGGTAATAGCTCAGAAGGAAGCTGTAGAGGATAAATGGGAAACTGAGAAGTCTCTTATTGCTGATTCCTCTAACATTGCTACGATCATTAATTCAGGGTCACCTAATGCAGGTCAAGCTTTCCTGAATTATTTGGATCAAATGGGGAGGACTACGGGGGCTAACTATTCCCCTGAGATGCAATATAAGCTTCTCAACAATGCTTTCCAGATGGCCTCTAAGTCTCGCTATGGTTCTCAGCTTATTGAGAGTATTGCAGATAAAGAGATTCCGTTCATCAAAGGCACTACCTTTAGAGAGCTATTGGGTGAGGATAACCTTAAGGCATGGCTTGTCAATGCAGAGACTGTAAAGGCTACTGACAATGCTATGGAGTTCTCTCATTGGTGTGATGATATTGACAAGTATGTTGAGGATGGCAACTATGTTCTCCTCAGCCAACTTAAGGATGAAGAGTATCTCTCCAATAACAATGTAGAGACACCTAGAACTAAGTACCTTGATCAGGCAATCAGGAACGCTAAGAGAACTGCTCAAGCTAACCTTAAGGCCGCTGGGAAGATGCGAGGGGATGCCCTCTATGAGGAGTACCTAGGTAATACTCTTATAGCTAACCTTACGGGTACTGCGGTTCCTACTGAAGAGGCTTTCAGGAAAGTCCTTCAGGATGCGGGTATCTCCCTGAATTCCAATGATATGAAGGTTATCGGGCAAGGGTTTGTCCAGAAGCTCTTTACTGAAGGTGATCCAAAGAAGGTCTCAATGCTGCTCACTATGGCTACCTCTAAAGGTACTCCTAATTCCATTAGAGAGCCTGTCACTGAGATGCTTAAAGAGTACTATCAGGACTTAGATCATAGACTTAATGAAATTGCTATGACTGGTAAGATCTCATCTAAGGATGCTGTAGATTTACTTACGGATAAGGAAGCAGGTGACTTCCAGTATAATATCCCGGGTCAAGCTAGAGCAATCTCTATCTCAGGGTTATCCCCAGGGTTCCAAACTTTAATGAGCCTCTATAGTACTAATCCTTCAGCAGTACGACAGGTTCTCACTAATGGCACCTATGGTGACACTCGTGTATACTCACAGTTGTCTACTGTAGATATGGCTATTAGACTTGGTAAGAATCCCCTTCAGGTTCTCGCTTCTGCTCAGGCATTCAAGGCTCAGCAACAGAGAAAGGCACTAGAATCAGGTGTTCCTTTAGAGCAGCTCTTGCCTAGATTCAGAGTAGACAGGAATGAGATTCAGGGTTTAGTTGGCACTGGGGGTCTCAACAGAGCTACTACGGATATGTTGGATACCCTTGTGTGGGCTGAGATTCAAGCTTATAAGGATGCCAATCCTACAGATGATACCTCTATCCGTAAGCTCGGTAAGGCTGCTATGGAAAAGGTAGCCAATGAATTCGTGGGTGTCCGTGGCTTTGTTCTTCCAATTGCTTCTATTCAACAAGGCTTAGGCGAGGTTGGGGTTACCCCTCAGTCTCCTGAGGATCTAGCTAAGTATGCCAATGAGGTCTTTAAAGACTACATGAGTGAGAGGGGTCTTAATACACCTATGCTTTATGATAGTTCTTTCTATGATGTCAACAGAGATAATATTTCTGTAGTTGCTCTTGATGGTACTGAGAATATGGTTATTCCTATGAAGGACTTCACTGCTAGAATTAAAGCTAAGATTGTTAAGAATATTGAGGAGGGTTCCAAGTTTAAATGGCCGACAATTCATACGTTCCGGTAGACACTGGGGAATATCCTGTAGCTAACCTAGGGAGGTTCTTAGGAGCCTCTAAGCCTCAGTATGAAGCCTATGTAACTACTACTCCTATTGAGAACATTCCTGAAAAGGATGTACTTAAGGGAGACACTAAGAGTTATAGTCTCTTTAACTTTAACGAGAGTGCTTTTGTAGATGGTGTTAAGGTTTCTCCTATTGGCATGTGGGTTCGCAGAGGGGGCTTTACTACCAAGAAATATGAACCTACAGAAGAAGAAAAGGATGAGCTGTATAAGCAATTCAACTATGACAAGGATGATATTGACTTTGTTTTAGATAATGCTTCTTCTATGGAGGACGTTAAGAGGAATGCAGACTTACTTGCAGAGAACCGAAGGGTTGAAGCTCAGTTTGCTAACAGCCCTTGGTACATGTCTTTAGTGGGGGGCTTAGGGAGTGCTGTAGGTAACCCTGTGGATATTGTTACTACGGTTGCTTCAGTTGTTGCTCCTCCTATTGGTGTCTCCTCTAAGGTAGCTTTAGGTGCCACTAAGGTCACTGCTAATGTTGTCTCAGGTGTAGCAGCTAATCAGCTTCAGGATTACGTTACAGGTATTCATCATGATGTCTGGGCAGACGTTGGTGCTATTGCAGGTCTTACGTTAGGCTTTGAGGGACTAGGTAAAGGTTTACGTACAGTCTCTCAAGTTAACCGTAAGGTAGCTCTAGCTCACGATGCTATGCTTAAGGGTGAGAAACCCCCTGAGGATGTTGTCTTTACCCCTATCGAGAGAACACTTGCTAATAAGACTTTACCTCTTGCTAGAAAGATGAATGACCTTAGAGAACAGCTTACCTCTAAGTTGCCTTCAGTTGAATTCAAACAGAAGCTATTGTCTTATAGAGATAAATCTGAGGATCTTAAGGAATACATTGGTAACCTCACTCATTGGGAACAAGGTATCCGTACTGATGAAGGTTTTAAGCAGAGACTGAATAGCCCTGCTAAGAATACTCTCTTTGATGAAGTAGAGGGCCTTAGGGTTGAAACAGATAGCCTCATGAATACCCTTCCTCATGATGTACAGAAGTTATCCAATAGGTACGGAAGAGAGGAGACTAATGAGTTTCTTTATGACAAGGTTGGTGGCTATGATGTCTCTAAGAATCCACTTAGTAAAGATCCTGAAGCTGTAGCACTGGCCGATAGAATCTCAGATACCTATAGACACCGTGGCCTTAAGCTGCATCATCTTGGTCTAGTTGATGCTGCCTATAGAATTGGTAAGTATGTTCCAGTAGTTATTGACAAATGGAAGATGCATGACTTCCTGCTTAGAGTAGGTGGAGATGAGCAGGCAGGTATCTATCTTCAGAGTTACCTCTATACAGGCGTAACTCGTTCCGCAGAAAGGCTTGCAGAGTTCCGTAGGATTTGGAAAGAGGAACTACAGGCTCAGGCAGAGAAGGAAGCTAAGAAAGCCGAAGCTCAGGGACTTGAAGTAAACAAAGTAAAGCTTACTCCTGAGGAAGAAGATATTCAATTCAATGCGTGGCTCTGGGAAGAAGCTAGAAAGGCAGGATATGGATATAGAGATCAGAATCACTCTGGTCACTCTGTAGACAACTTTAGTGATGATGCTAGAGACTTCTCTTTTCAGAAACGAAGGATGCCTTGGGATACCTCTTATAAAGATCATTCTGGCTTCTCTCTGAATAAACTCAGAGGAGATATTGTTGATGTCTCTGGCAGATACTTTAATCGTACTGCGGGGTTACTTGCAGAGAAACGAGTATACAACAGAGACTTCTCAGAGGGACTTGAGCATATCAATAAGATGGCTGATGACTATTGGGTAAAGAATACCAATAGACGTCCTGAGGGTGAGGATGAACTTCGTGAGGCTCTTAATGTCATGCATAGGCGTGCCTATGGTATGGCTATTAATCCCAACAGAGCTAACTTCACTACTGGGGATGCTCTTGCAGATATCATGAAGCAGTTAGCTTTCTCCTCCTTTGGTACTCTCATGGGTATCCTTAACTACGGTGAAGTTGGAGCAGCATTTCAGGCATATGGTGCAGGTGCTCTCATTAGAATGATCCCAGGGGTACATGAGACTGTCCAAAGATGGGGCAACGGTTTATTCACTAAGAATGATATTACCGCTATTAAGGATCACCTTATTGGCAGGGAACTTTATGATACCTTAGATGCCGCAGAGATCATGAGGCGTAACGCAGAGAAATATCGTAGCATTAATCCCTATATGGCTAAGGCTGTAGGGATCTTTAATGTTATTGCAGACTACTCCCCTGCTGCTCAGATTCAGAGGTACACTAATAACACTATCATTGATACAGTCGTTAGTTGCTTCCTTGGGGAGTTCATGCAGAAGGCTTATGGGCGTACTGCGGCTCACAGAGGATTCCTTAGAGATATCGATCTTAAGAGAGTAGGGATTACTAAAGCTGACCTTGATTATACCCTAATGGCTAGCAAGAGATTCTTTAGGTACGATGAGACAGCTAAGACACCTATGCTCAAGAAAGGTACACGATTGGCTGACTTCAGAGATGACGATAAAGCTATGAGTGTATTGCGTAAGCTCACTAACTACGCTATTGAGGAGACCCTTCAGAGACGCAAATTAGATGATGTCTTTACGTGGCAGGTAGCTAATAATCCTGTAGTGTCTATGGCTCTCCAGTTTAAGACCTTCGCAGTGCAGTCCTATAATAAGCGTTTCGTTAAACTAATGAACCGCTGGGAAGAAGAGGGTAACCTTGCTGCATTGAATAGCTATCTCACCTCTAGTGCTCTTACAGGTGCAATTACGTTAGCTCAGGTTAACCTTAGAGCCTTGGGTATGGAGGATGAAGCTAAAGAGCAGTACCTTCAGAACACCTTAGGTATTGGCTCTATAGATGACTTGAGTGACCCTGATGCACTTACTACATTCTTGATGCAGGCATTCTTTAATAGAAACCCCTATACAGCCTCTATGGCTCTTGCATTGAATTCTGTAGGTATTGGTACATCAGCTAAGACTACAGCTCAAACTAGAGATACCTTAGGTGAAGATTCTAACTACATCAAGTGGAATGGTATCGCTAATACTGTCTTAGATATGTTCCCTGCATTGCGCTATGGCGAATCTCTTGCCTTTGGTGGCTTGGGTACATACAGCAGAATTCGGGATATGGTTCTTAATGATTCTACCTATAAGGATCGAAGGGATATCGCTAGGTATATCAAGAGGTCTACATCAACTATCCCAAATATACCGGGGATAACTAATGCAATTAAGTCCTTCGTTAATGACGATCTAGAGGACTACAAATATGGATATTAATATTTAATGGCTTCCACTATTATCATCTATGAGGGGGACGGTACTAGAACTGACTTTACCATTCCCTTTGATTATCTAAAGAAGTCTTTCGTTACTGTACGATTAGGCACTGGCACTACTCTTACTGGGGGTGACTATGGTGATACCGGCAGTGACTATTACTTCCTAGATAAAACTACGATTAGACTTAAGGTAGCTCCTGCATCAGGAGAATCCTTAACAATCCGTAGATATACTTCAGCTACTGAACGAGTAGTTACCTTTAAGGATGCCTCCATTCTTAAGGCTACTGACTTGGATACGTCTCAGTTGCAGGCCTTCCATATTGCTGAAGAAGGACGAGATATCCTTGAGGATTCCCTTAGTGTTAACCGAGAGGGAAACTGGGATGCTAAGAATAAACGCATCACTAACGTAGGTGCTCCTGTAGCTGATAATGATGCGATGACCTATGGCATCTACAAAGCTGATGCATTAGGTGCCCTTCACTCAAAGATTGCCGCAGAGAAAGCTAGAGACAGAGCTGTTGAAGCTGAGACTAACTCTAAGAAGTCCGAAGAGAATGCTAAGCTGTCTGAGACAAAGGCTAAGACTTCTGAAGAGAATGCTGTAAGTGCCTCTGCTCATGCTGATGAGGTAAGGACTGAGAATATAGCTATCATTAAGGAAGCTAGAGAGATCATTGCAGAGGATCGGGTTCTCCATAAGGAAACCAAAGATAACACTGCAATCACTGTAGCAAGAGCTGATGAGGCTGTCCTTAGTGCTAAGAACGCCAAGGACTCTGAAGTTAATGCTAAGAAATCCGAAGAGGTAGTTACTTCAGTAGCTAATGTCATTGTCCCGATTGCTCCTGAGATTAAGGTAGTAGCTGATAACATTGATAGTGTTGTTACTGACTCAAATAGTATTGGCAACATTAACATTGTAGGTAACGACCTTACAGGGTCTCTTTCAGATACTCTCTATGATGACTATGGTGACTTAGGGAACCCAAGTACTCCCTTACCGACAATCACTGGTGGTAACATCAAGGTTGTTGCAGACAACATTGAGTCAGTCCGTACTGTTGCAGGCTTAGCTCCTGACTTTGAGACGGTTATTGAGTCAGTTAACACTGTCACTAGTCTTACCACAAGAGCTGAGAAGGCATCTAAGAGTGCTGAAACAAGTGCTACTAATGCTGGTGCCTCTGCGACTAACGCTCAGGCATCTAAGGTGAGTGCATCAGGTAGTGCTAGTCTTGCTAAGGACTGGGCTAACAAGATGGATGGCACTGTTGATGATACTGAGTATTCTGCTAAGTATTATGCCAACAAGGCTAAGACTGATGGTGGTCAGGCGGTCAATCAGGCTGTTGCCTCAGCTGTCAAGCAGGTGACTGATGAGGGTACTAAGCAGGTTAACTTAGCTAAGGCTGAAGTAACTAAGGCTACTGCTCAGGCTACCATTGCTACTACTAAGGCTTCTGAAGCTGAAGCTAGTGCAACATCTGCTAGTACATCAGCTGGTCAAGCAGATGCTAGTGCAAAGAGTTCTGCTAAGAGTGCTGAGTCAGCTACCACACAGGCTACTGCAAGTGCTAACTCAGCTAAGGCGGCTAAGCTCTCTGAAGACACTGCGGCTACCCATAAAGAATCTGCTAGTAGTTCTGCAACTAAGGCTAAGGCTTCTGAAGATGAAGCTAAGAAACAGGCAGACTTAGCTAGAAGTTATGCTAATCAGGCATCTACAGGTCAGCTTCAGTCTGACTGGAATCAGTCCGATAGTACTCAGAAGGATTTCATTAAGAATAAGCCTGATCTGAGTACCTATGCTACAGCCACAGCTCTTAGTACAGGTCTTGCAGGTAAAGCTAACAAGGCTCATACTCATGCTGTAGCTGATGTTACTGGTCTTCAGACAGCTCTCGATGGCAAGCAACCTAAGGGTGACTATGCTACCTCTAAGGATCTTGCAGATGGTCTTGCAGGTAAAGCTAATGCAGCACATACCCATACGATAGCTAATGTGACCGGTCTTCAGGATGCACTTAATGGTAAACTTAGTGTAGCTACTTTTGAAGGATTTGTAGATTATGGGGACTTAGGTACCCCTTAAAGTGAATTATGGCAATTAAACAAAGAAAACAATTAACTGGTACTACTGAACAGATCAATGCTTATGCTGGTGTTGAAGGTCAGTTAGTCTGGGATAAAACAAAGAAGAAGTGGGTGGGCATGAGTGGTACTGCTGGTACTAACTACCCCACGGCATCCGAAAGTCATACACACAGTATCTCTAATGTGACTAACCTTCAGAGTACCCTTGATGGTAAGCAACCTAAAGGGGACTATGCTACCTCTAAGGCTCTCACAGATGGTCTTGAAGGTAAAGCCAACACGTCGCATACCCATGCTGTAGCTGATGTGACTGACTTACAGACTACTCTGGATAGCCTCAATGGTGGTAAGATTCCTAAGACTGGTAATAGGGGTGCTCTTGCAGGGTACTCCACAAGTGCTGTAGGTACCACTGTAGATGCCTCTGCTAAGGATTCACAATATGCTACCTCTGGTGCTGTTACTGTCAAGAATGGGGCTACAGGACAGACTTGGACTAAGGTTGTGAAGATGTCAGCAGGTACTGTTACCTTGGAGTCAAACTGGACGTGGGCCAATGGTGAAGCTCCTAAGTTGTCCTTTCCGTGTCTTTTGATTTGTCATTGGAATAACGATAAGGGTATCGCAGGTGTTGTTAAAGGAGCGGATTAAGAATGATTAAATATAACTACAAGGGTAACCAGTATGATTGTCTTGGTGATATCCGTAAGGTTATCTGGAATGAAGATCGTATGGTCTTTGGTGAATGGGATGAAGAAACTAAGAAACACTTTGGTGTTACTGAGGTAAATATTCCTGAACCTGAAGTTCCTCCTTATGTCCCAACTGATGAAGAACTTGCTGAAAGAATCAGAAGAGACAGAGATGAGAAACTTGAGGAGACTGACTTCTTCGTTATGCCTGACTACCCGAGTGATCCTAAAGACCTTGAAGAAGTGAAGACTTATAGACAGGCTCTTAGAGATATCACAAAGCAGAGTGGTTTTCCTAAAGAAGTTACTTGGCCTGAACCTCCGAGTGTATTCAAGAAGGATACCGATGGGATGGGGCTTAAGTTAGCTAAGGCTAGTTCACTAGCCAAGGTAGGGATCTAATGAGTGTTGATAATAGTGAACTTCTGATGCTCCTTGGGGGTAAGAAATCTAAGTCATCCATTGGTATTGCAGGACAACAGGGGTTCGGTGTGGGGGTTTATGGAGGTGATCCTGCGGACTTGACTGCTATGGGGTTGGCTCCTATGGAAGGCTGTGAAGATCCTACTAGTGATAACTATGGGAATTACATTCACACTAATGGCTCAATTATGTGTTGTATTCCCGCGTTTTGTTATCGCCTTGGTAAGGCCACTGCACCGTCCTACAGGCGAGATGGTGTGGATGCTTTGGAGATTAAAGACGCAACGAAGTTTCCTCAGTTTTCACATGACGCGGTGTTTTCCTCGCCTGACTTTGGGGATGACTGGATTCTTCACCGCGCTTTCGTGGATGGCAATAAGCTGAAAAACGCATTCTTTATTGATAAGTATCTTTGCTCGAACGTTAACGGTAAGGCGGCCAGTGTGAAAAATGCCGATAGGCTGATGTGTACCAATAGTTCTACCCACCCTTATTTCACAAGAAAGCTTTTAGGGGCAGTTGGGCAGGCGTATGATGCGATTACGCTGAGTCGTGCTCGCGGCGATTACTACTCGCTGGTTACGTGTTACCAATGGTCGGCTATTTCATTATTAAGTCTCGCACACGGACAGGCCGCAACAAGTGCAGACGCGTGTGCGTGGTATGATGCAAACCACACTACAAACTTCCCCAAAGGGGCGACAAGTGAGTACGGCCGGGACTACAACGATGCCAGTATTAGATACTCGTACCACTCTCACGGAAACACGTTCGCCAAAACTGGGTCGGGCACACCGTTTAATAAAACAACGCACAACGGACAAGCAAGCGGTGTTGCTGACGTAGCGGGGGTGTGTAGCCAGTGGACAATAGGAGCGTGTAATCCGTCAAAAGAAACTGTTTGGCTGATGAATACCACAACAACCGCCCACGAAATTACAAAAAATAACGTTGTTAATCAAGAACTGCACACCTCTTATTCAACTGGAATTGGTGACGGACAAAAAAGCTTTAACGGGGTTAGAAATGGCACCAGCGGTCTTGACTGGGTTGGTGCAGGTATTGTTCCTAAAACAACTTCAACAAGTGCTCTATTTGGGGGCGATGGTTATCAAGAGTATTACCAATCAAATAATGGCTTGAGGGTTGGTTTAGGGAGTGCCTGGGACCAGCCTGCTGGTATTTTCTGTCGTTCGTGGGTCAGCATCTCAAACAACTACTACTGGTCCAGAGAGTCTTATTATTTTGGGTTTCGTTCGGCGGCCTATCCCCCATAACTAAACTAAAAACAACTAAAAATTCACCTCTAGGTTCTCCTAGAGATATCCACCCTAGGTATAACCCCTAGGATTCCTTGTGATTGAATCTTTTGATAACTGGGATTCAGTCACTTCTTATATTAAGTTATCAAATATAACTCTAGTAATAACTAGAAAGGAGATTTATTATGGCAGAATTTGCTTCTAAGGGTGTTGCAGGCTCAGGTCTCGGTCTTGGTATCGCAGGTACGGCCCTTGGTCTCCTCAATAACGGAGGTAACGGCGGTGGTGTCCTTGGTGGTACCATTGCCAACATGATGGGTACTATCGGTAAGATCACGGATACCGTTGTTCCTATCAGTGCTGTCTGCCCGACTCCGATGGCTAAGTACAATTCGTGGACTGCTCCTACGAATACTCCTGCTACTGGAGCATAATAATTCCTTATGAAAATCAGTTTGAGTAAAATCTCTCAGGTTCTCCCTGAGTTCGTTGATACTCGACTGATGCCTAGTGCTCCCTCCACGATGAAATGGAGTCTTGGAGGGAGTACGTTCTTGATTCTGCATCAGGCGGATACCCTCATCGGTAAGTATCTGCCTATGCTGAAACAGGTAGGTATCGTCGATGAGAACAACAAGGTAGACATCGATGTTGCCAAGGGATTCATCAACAGTGCATTCGATAAGAGTGGCACTGTGGAATACCTTGGGTTCAAGTTCGATAAGTCTGATGGTGAAGCTTTAATTAACATTATGGAGAAATACAAAGATGATTGATGCTAAATGGGAAGATAATGTTTTTATGATGGCTAAGCATAAACTTCTTGAAGCTATTTAGAAGCGTAACAAGGAGTCTTACCATACTGAGGGAGACATCCGAGCCTATAAGGATGCCCTAAAGGCTTTGTACTATCTCATTAGCATTGAGAAGAGCAAGTAATTCGGGTGTTTCAGTAGTCCTAAAGGATTTACGCACAGTAATTAACGGAGGACTACTGAGCCTATCTAACAGTTCACGGATAAGAGCAACACTAATTAAATAACTAAATACACTATAGAACATGAAGATTATTAAGAAAGACGGTACCGTAGAAGGTTGGAATGGAGAGAAGATCAAAGAAGCTGTCTATAAGGCGGCTGCTAGAGTGAATCAATATGTGGAGCCTGATGTTCTTAACAAACTGGTTGAGAAAGTTCACTCTTGTTTAATTATTGATAGAGATGCCCCAACTAAAGACCTTCATAAGGAAGTAATTCATTACTTGAAGTACTTTGGGTTGACTGATGTAGCGAATTCATATCAAGAATATAGAGACTATAAGAATACTTATGCTAAATCATTTGAGAAAGTTAAAGATGAAGCTGATAACGTGCTTCTACTTGGGGACAGAGAGAATGCTAACTTCGATAGCTCTCTGGTGTCAACAAAAGGCTCGCTCATTAAGGGATACCTTACAAAAGAGCTCTATCGACAATTCTATCTTAGCAAGGAAGAAAAAGAGTTAACTAAGCGTGGCGATATCTACATTCACGATATGCGAGATATGCTCATGGGTTCTGTCAATTGCTGCCTGTTTGATATTGGGAATGTCCTTAGGGGTGGCTTTAGTATGTCCAATGTGGACTACACGGAACCTACGAGTGTATTGAGTGCACTTCAGGTAATTGGAGATATCACTTTAGTTGCAACAGCTCAACAGTTCGGTGCGATCAATAGAAACTGCCGAATTAAAAGTGTGTGAACGCATGACTTGCGGTGTTGAAATTTAAGGGGATACGCCCCTCATATTGTTAATATGATTTCAGCTAACGGGGAACCGAAAGGAATCCCGTGCCAAGCTACAAGAGGTATTCATACATGCAAATCGATAAATATTTTTCTACTCCCTATGAAGGCTACTTTGTCTCTAAAGATGGAGAGGTAGTCTCGTTCAGGAAACCGGCCGCTAAATCTACTCCTGATAAGAGGATTGACTATACAAGAGCTCCTAAGAAGCTTTCGTATAAGGTAGACAAAGATGGCTACTTTGAAATCCTTTTCTCTATCAACAAGAAGCGAATCTACAAGAAGGTTCATCAGGTTGTAGCAGAGACCTTTCTTGGTCCTAAGCCTGATCCTAGTTATTGTGTAGATCACATGAACAGGAACCGACAGGACAACAGGGTCGAGAACCTTAGGTGGTTGCCTTGGTCTGAAAACTCTGATGGAATGAAAGGTAAGAAGCCGGGAGTAGCTAAGAAATGCATGTATCAGGGGATCACATATGGTAGTATCAAGGATGCCTGCAAAGCAGCGGGAATTACTGTGAATTACTACTACAGTCACCCTGAGATTATCGCTAAGACTCTTGCAGAAGGTGTAGAGACTATCGAAATCCGAAAGGTGAGTAGAGTAGGCCGGAAGTGGTTACCGGTCGAAGCGCACACAAGCAGTAATGCTTAAGAGATAGTCCACAGAGCGGTTTAGGGAGATTCCGCTGGGTTTTACAATCTCCCAAATTGATATGGTTCTTCTTCCATATTGTGAAAAGACTTTGAAGAAAGCCTATAAGCATGCAAAACATTGCTTCCCTGATTCTGATCCTTCTAGTTGGGATCTCTATGCTAGACGTGTACTTAAGGATGAACTTAAGCAGGGCTTCCAGTCTCTTGAGTTGAAGCTTAATACTGTCCCTTGCTCACGAGGAGACTTTGCATTCACTACTATTTCCTTTGGTTGCTGGAATGCTCCTCAATGGCTTGGTCGTTACTTGAATGATACAGACCTTTGGATTCTTAAGGAGATTTGTGAGGCTATTCTCACAACCCGTATGAATGGGCATGGGGAAAACCATAAGCCTGTAGTGTTCCCTAAGCTTGTCTATTTGTACGAAGAGAATTACCTTAGTGCTTTTCAGGAAGCTCGTGATGTATTTGAGTTAGCTATTGAATGCTCCAGTAAGTGCATGTACCCTGATTTCCTCAGTTTAACTGGGGATTGGGCACACAGTTCTGTAGGCAACCAGTACATGGAGAATAAGCAAGTAGTTACTCCTATGGGTGCGTAATACTGCCCATATAAAATTCCGTTAAAACGGGGAGAGCTTATATTAAGCAAATCCGTTGCTAAACACTTTTATTGAACGTATAACTACGTATATAATATGAACAACACTAATAATCAAGAAATTTGGAAAGATGTCCCTGAATGGGAGAACCTTTATTGTGTCTCTAACATGGGGAGAATCTTCTCTAAACGCTATAATCGAATCAAAGCTCAGACTATGAATAACAATGGCTATGCCCGTTGTGATCTCTTTAGTAGTGCTAATGGTAAGATTCGGCGTAAGTCTTTGTATACTCATCAGCTTGTTGCTACGCTTTTTGTAAAAGGTAAGCAAGAAGGGTTGGTTGTAGACCATATCGATGGGGATAAGACTAATAACATGTACACTAATCTGCGATGGGTTACCCAAAGTGAGAACATTAAGAAGGGCTATCGGGAAACCGTTAGAGACCCTTCTACTAAGTTCAAGAAACAGCCAGTATATATTACCACAGAGCCTAAGGTGTACTTTGATTCTATGACTGAATGTGCCCATAGTTTAGGGCTTCCTGTAGAGCGTATTAAAACGGTCTTACGCTTCTATAGTGGAAAGCTGCCTGAGCTAGGGATTCGTGTTGTTCGATGTGAATGCCCAACGACTAACCCTGATGAATGTAAGGGTGTAGATTCAAGTGAATCGAAAAGCGGAACTGAGGCTCAGTCCTCAGAAGATATAGTCTAATCTCATAGGTGACTATGAGCAGTTTAATAAACGGTATAGGAGTAACGAACCTATATGAATATAATGTGTAGAGCTTACCTCAGTCCGTGGAAGGATCCCGAGAATGGTGAATGGATCACTAATGGTCGATGTAACATTGGGGCGGTGTCTCTTAATCTTCCCCTTATTTTGGCTTATTCTCAAAAGAATAATGTAGATTTCTTCAGTGTTGTTGATGCACGACTTGAGACTATCCGTAATTTCTTTAAGAAACGCTATGATCTCATTAGACACACTAAGGCTTGCACCAATCCGATGGCATTCATGCAGGGAGGTTTCTATAAGGGGAACCTTAAGGCAGACGATGAGATTGGTGATTTGGTTAATTACATGACCGCTTCCTTTGGTGTCACTGCACTGAATGAACTTAATATTCTTGGTTCAGGTAAGACACTCTATCAGGATCCTTGGTTTGCCCGAACTGTACTTAAGCATATTAACGATAAGGTAGAGCAGTTCAAGAAAGAAGATGGATACCTTTATGCTGTCTATGGAGTGCCCGCAGAGAGTCTTTGTGGTGTACAAGCTAAACAATATGCTGAGTACACCGGAGATAACCAGTTTGGAGAGTACTTCACTAACAGCTTCCATATGCACGTTAGTGAGCCTATCACTCCCTTTGAGAAGCAGGATGCTGAATACAAGATGTTCCATATGTGCAACGGAGGACACATTCAGTATGTCCGAGTGACTAACCCTGAGAACCTTCAGGCACTTAAGGCACTGATCTTACGAGGTATGGAGAAAGGGTTCTATCAAGGTATTAACTTTGACAGTGCCTATTGTGAGGACTGCGGTAAGCATTCAACTAATGTCATGAATAAGTGTCCACATTGTGGATCTACTAACTTGTCTGTCATTAGTCGTGTTTGCGGATACCTAGGGTACACTAAAGCTAATGGTAGTACTCGTATGAACGATGCTAAGTTAGCTGAAATTAAAGACAGAGTATCAATGTAACGATGAACTACGCTAAGATAGATACCTGTAGTATGACTAATGGGGATGGCATGGGGGTAGACCTGTTTGTCTCAGGATGCTCCTTATGCTGCCGAGGGTGCTTCAACAAGAAAGCTCAGGATCCCCAATATGGTCAAGAGTTCACTGAAGATACTATAGACACCCTCCTAGATGCTCTTAAATCGCCCTATATTGAACGATTGAGTATCTTAGGTGGTGACCCCTTAGAGCCCTATAACAAACACGCTGTAGAGCAAATCCTGAAGCGTGTGAGGGATGTCTATGGGGACACTAAGAGAATCTGGTTATGGACAGGACGTACCTATGAGGATATCAAAGATGAACCCATCTTAGATTATGTTGATGTTCTCATTGATGGTAAATTTGAATTAGATAAAAAGGAAAAACATGAATACCACGGCTCAAGCAATCAGCGAGTCTTTAGAATATTCAACGGAGGGTCTTGCGGACACTATGCAAGTATTGTTCGACAAGGCTCACCCTTCAGGGACGAACGGAAAGCTCTATCTTAAGCTCATCCTTGAGGAGTTTGAAGAATGGGCAGAGGAAGCTTCAGATTGCCCTGAGGACTTCAAAGAACTCTGTGATCTTATCTGGGTTTGCATCATGTATGCTATTGAACATAAGTATCCTCTTGAGTTAGGCATGAAGGCTCTTGCAGAGGAATTCATGAGCAAGATGGTTGATGACAATGGCAACCTTTGTCCTACCTATAGAGCTGATGGAAAGTTACTTAAAGGAGCACACTTTAAGAAAGCTGACTTTATGAGTCTCTTAGGTGTGAACTAATGAGATTCCTAGATGTAGAATCTACAGTAGAGGATGGGGGCTCCATAGCAAAGGATATTATTAATATGTCTCCCCCTATAGCTGTCACTGGGGTTACCATATTAGGGGTAGCCCTAAGTGATTGGGTCTACATAGGTACCATTGTGTACACTATAGTAGGCATTATAACAATGATAAAAAAGTACTGGGTAGATCCATACCTAGCTGCTAGGAGAGTGATAATCAATGAAAAACAAAGAACCAGTAGACAAAGTGTCATTAGACAAAGTGTCATTAGACAGAGAGAGCTTGCTGAGCTTGATTCAGGACAACATGTTGGAGAACATGCTGAGTGACCTTAAGGATCCTGAGAAACGTAATCCTCAGCTGTACAATGCGATTATTAAGGAGCTGCAGAGAAATGGCATCAATTGTGTCCCTAAAGCAGGTGAGGATGGGGACAATGCATTAGCTTCTCTCCTTAAGGCTACTAAAGAGAACTTTGAGTTAGACTATGGAGCTAATGGCCTTGTTAACTAATAAAGCTCTGCTTCCTTACTACACTAACTTCCCGTTGTTCACTGCATTTGTATGGCAGTCTATTGGGCTACCTCAGCCTACTCCTATTCAGGTGGATATTGCTAAGACCCTTCAGAACCCCCCTAGTGATCGATTCATCCTTATGGGATTCCGAGGGGTAGCTAAGAGTTTCATTACTTGTGCTTATGTAGTATGGTGCCTATGGAAGAATCCTCAGCTTAAGATTATGGTTGTCTCAGCTAATAAAGAAAGAGCTGATGCAAACGCTACCTTTATTAAGAAGATCATTAATGAACTGCCATTCTTAGAGCACCTAAAGGCACGAGAGGGGCAAAGAGACACCCAGAACCTCTTTGATGTTGGCCCGAGTAAACCCGATCATAGCCCCTCAGTTAAATCCGTAGGTATCAAGGGACAACTTACAGGTTCACGTGCTGACATCATCGTTGCAGACGATAAACTTTAACCATGTCGTCTTTAAACCCCTTAAATTCGGTGAAACTCAGTCCTAACTAGGAAAGACAATACCGAGCCGAGCTTTATAGCAGGTGTAACGACTATTATGTAGGGTCAAGTGACTCGAAAAATGGGGATACCTTTTGGTATAAGATATAGTCTGGTCTTCATAGAGATATGAAGCATCGTCATTTATAAGGAACATAACTATGTACGAAATTAACAAAACTTACGAAACTCCTAAGGGTCTTATTAAGATCCTGTCTAGAACTAAGAAGCAGAAGCTTCCTAACGGTAAAATTAAGCATCCTAGGGCTGTCATTCAGTTTGTCAATACGGGTACAGTCATTGATGTTCAGACCTGCAACATTAAGGCAGGCAAGTTTGAAGACTTTATGGAACCTACAGTCTATGGTGTAGGGTTCCTTGGGTCTCCTATTAGAATCCCTGCTAGAGGCTCTAATAGTATCATCCGCAAGATCTATGACCTGTGGGCTAACATGCTTAAGAGAGCTTATGGTAACTACAAAACTAGCTATGTAGGCTGTAAGGTAGATCCTAGGTGGCATAACTTTACTACCTTCTTGAATACTATTCACGAGGTAGAAGGCTATGAAGAATGGGAAAAGGACTCTAGCATGCACCTTGATAAGGACATCAAGAAGGGCAACTGCGGACTCTACTCTAGGGATCATTGTAAGTTTGTTACCGCTACTGAAAACACAAAAGACTCAAATAAAAGACGATGGGGTAAGGCTAACGACCTTACCTTAACATAAAGGTGGAAGTTCCATCTAATTCATTCACTCAGGTATTGAGAGATCAGCTATTCGAGTTAGCGAAGGAGTTTGACGCTGTTATCAAACCCAATGGTACCATCATTTACCTTGGTACCCCTCAGAATGAAATGTCTCTCTATAATGAACTTCAGGAGAGAGGCTACACTGCTATCATCTACCCTGCAAGGTACCCCTATGATGACGCCCATAGAGCATCCTACGGGGACAAACTAGCTAAGTTCATTGCAGATAAATATGACAGTGATCCCAAGAAGTATGCAGGTAAGCCTACAGATCCCCTTAGATTCAACGAAGAGGATCTACAGAAACGAGAGTTGTCTTATAGACGCTCAGGGTTCCTCCTGCAGTTCATGCTTGATACATCCCTTAGTGATGCTGATAAGTACCCTCTGAAACTCAAAGATCTCATTGTAGGATCCTTTAGTTTAGATGAAGCACCTATGAAGCTCACATGGATGCCTGATCCTGCCCGTAGGTTCTCACTTCAAGAGATCCCTAAGGTTATGGGTCTGAAAGGAGATGCTTACTATAGGTGCCACACAGCTTCCCCAGAGATGGAGAAGTATTCCTATAAGATGATGGCAGTCGATCCGTCTGG